CGCACTAGACAAAAGATAACCAGTAGTAGCAGAAACACTAGAAACCTTTTTAAAAGTCTCGTTGTAACTATCAACCAGCAATTCGCCTGTGATGTCTACGTCACCTGTGTAAGTAGCGCCTACCTTGGAATCCAACTGTGTTTGAATGTTTGACGTAACGCCATCTGTGTAATTAAGTTCTGCTGTGGTTGCTGTAACACCGTCCAGCAAGTTTAGTTCTGTAGTTGTGGCTGTAACACCGTCTAGAATGTTTAGCTCGGCAGTAGTGCTAGTTACACCATCCAATATATTAAGCTCTGTAGCTGTAGAAGTAACGTCGCTTAACTGACTTGCGGTAATCGCTAGTGCCGCCTGATGTGCTGTTACAGACGCTTCAGTAACAGATAGTGTAGGTATTACCGCTTCAACATGGTCTTTAACTGCGGCATTAGTAGGAATCTGAGTGTCGCTGTCTGTAAACGTCTCACCAGAGGTAGTGACTGCACCAGCATCAAGATTAGAAAAAGAAACGCTAGTTAGTACTGCCGCACCACCTACAGTTGCAGACGAAGCTGCTAAAGCAGTAAACGTACCAGCAGCCGCAGTATTAGCGCCAATGACCGCACCGTCAATACTGCCTCCGTCTAGATTAGCAGTCGTAATTGTTCCAAGGTTGCTAACAGTTGCACCGTTAAAATTAACAGTACCGCTTGCAGTAAGATTAGTAAAAGTACCGGCTGCTGCTGAAGAAGCACCTATAGTTGTGCCGTCAATAGCACCACCATTAATGTCGACAGTAGCAAGGGTAGTTGTTCCGGTAAAAGTAGTAGGTCCTATTAAGTTTGCTTTTGTGGCAATAGCAGTTGCTATAGCATCAAACTCAACATTAAATTCGGTGCCTTTAATAATCTTACCGGAATCTCCAGAAGGCAACGAATCCTTAGATGCAAAATTAGTAGTCTTAGTATAGTCAGCCATAGGTCATTCCAAGCAAGAAAAAGAAAAGGGGGCCATTGCGACCCCCGTAGTACGACAATTACTCGTCAGCGACGGAGAGGATAAATCCTGCTTCGGGACGGTAAGTCTCAACACCGTAGAGGGTGTCGGCGGTGTACAGAGTAGAAAGGTACTCTTGCTTGTACTGAGTTTGGCTGCGTACAGCGAGTTGCTCTGCCATTACAAGGGCGTCCTTGTGGAAGAACAGGCAACCACGAGTGTCCAACGAAGACGCTGAGTTCTGAGCAGCTGCCTCGACAACAGGGCAGTTAGCAGAAACATAAATGTCTACGCCGTACAGGTTACCAATCAAACCAGACTCGACACCACGGCCTCCTACGAAGTCCGAAGACACGTATCGGTCAATGCCCATCAAAGACTTACGTACAGCAGGAGGAACTACAAGTACTCGTCCGTCCATAGGTACGTTGGCGTCGTCCATCTTCTTGATAGCTTCACGGAAACCAAGGTCAGTAAAGTTGTCACCAGACGCAACAGTGTCAGCAGCATACGCAGCAAGGCCAGAGGAGGCGTTGAAGTAGTAGCTGTTACTGTTTACCCAGTTAGCGCCAGTGTTGGCGGGGGAAGCAGTACGAGTACCGTTACCGAAGCCAGTAGCTGCGTTCATCAGGTCGGTGTCAATTTGAACAGCCAGAGCATAGCCAGCGTCTTCAGTGTAGAACTGACGCAGAGAGGACAAAGCCTGCACCTCTACGATGTCTTCAATCAGACGTGAGTACTCAAAGTGACGGTCTACAGTGACAGTCAACTCTGACTCTGTGTTGGCAATGATCGTTACCGCAGTATCTGCCGCCTTAGCGTTGGCATCACCACGAGTGGGCTTTGGAATGTGAATAACGTCACCCTTCTTGCCAGTCATAGCGATACGCTTGACAAGAGGTGCCATCTTCAGGTTCTTTTGGTAAGCAGCAATAATTTCATCCGACCAAATTTCTGGGATAAAAGTTGCGGCTTCCGTTAGTGCAGTATTACCGGCTGCACCGGGATAAGTTGCAGTAGCCATGTCAATCTCCTAATAGATTATTTGACTCGACCCTCTGCGTACGCTGCTAAAATATCTTGTGACAGTGCTTGATAACGCTCGGGGTCCGTTTTCATTAGTTTAATTAGGTCGGCCCTACGATATACTTTTTTACGTGCTCCTTCAGGAGTTCCTCGTGCGTTGCCTGTACTTGCTGTCTTAATCTGCTGCTGACGTGCTTGCCTTTCGGCGTTAGCAGTTCGCTGAGTTACTGTTTTTCTTTCTTTCCAAAGCGAAAANAGTTCGTCTGCGGCGTCAGTGTCATATTGTTGGTCAGCTTGTACAAACAATTGAGTCCTAATTTTAGAAGCNTTAATCCAGTCAGCAAACTTAGGATCATCTAAGATTTCACGCATGTCTGGATGCTTGTTATTGAGAACAGACAACGACGACTGTTTACGGTATTCGTTGTTGTACTCTTGTGCTTCCTTTACACTAGGATGGTTTTCAATAGCACGATTTACAGCCGCTTGAGGGTCCGTAAAATAATCTATATCTTGTTCAGGCTCAACACTTGGTTGAGGTGCTTGAGGTGTAGTTTGATTAGAAATATAATCATCTACAACTTTACGAAGTTCTCCTACTTCAGACGACTGACGACCTAGAAGCTTTTCGGCCTCTTGGTGCATCTGTACAACTTCTTCTAAAGATTTACCTTGGTACTTATCTGGGACTGTAGGTTTTTCTTGAGGTTGCTCAACTTCTGGTTCTTGTTGAATCTCTTCTACTTCGTTTTCAATGTCGTCTGCTTTTTCCTCTTCAGGGGGCAAATCAACCATTGTTGCTCTTGACATAATTAAACTCCGTGATTATAATCATTGTGGAGAGGGGGGTTTTTGGCCTGCTTTTTCGTGCTCCTTCACCCATTTCATGTGCTTACCCGGAAAGTCTCCGGAGGCACCGTCTAAGTGAAATGACGGGGCAGATACCATTTTTGTAGCCACAGCACCACAACCGCACCTACTGGTTGTAACGCCGTCGTCTACCATTTCTTCGAAAATATGCCCGTTTTTGCAACGGAAATCGTAAATTTTATACATTGACTTCTTCTTCAGATTCTTCTTCGGCTTGTTCTCTAGCTGCTTCTACAGTAGCTTGGAGATTTAAAACAGTAGCAAAAGCTGCTACTTGACCTTTACGAAAGAAGAGGTCTTCTTCGTTTTTTACATTCTGAATATCAGCCAACTGGTGTGCATTAGTAGTAAGCTCATGTAGTAACTGTTTAAAACCTTCGTGATTAAAGAGTTCGTTGTAGTTAGTAAAGTAGGTTTCAAGTTCTGGACTCATGTTTTCCTCTAAAGTTGCTTACTACAGGTTTATTATAGCATATATTTTGACTAATGTCAAGTTTTTTTGGCCTTTGGTTTGGCTTTAGTTGACACGTTTTTTCCTCGCTGCGGCTTTCATTTTAGCGTCCATTTTTTCTTCGGCTAGTTTCTTTTTCATCTTAGCCTGTTTCGCAGGAGAAGGTATTGGATTTTTAGCGTCTTTACGTGCCTGTGCTACTAGCTTGTCTACCTGTGCCTGTGTGTACATCTTTGGCTTCGGTTGTGCTTTTCTCTTGGCTCGCATGTTACTTACCTCTTGGCTTCTTTACTTTTCTTTTCTTTTTGGGTTTGGTTGATGGGTAGCCGTATCCGGGCATAGTAGCCTCCTATTTACCTTTGTGGACTTTTTGTATTTCAAAGTTTGCAGACTTAGACGCACCCTTGTGAGGTTTGTAACCGTCTGCGGGGTCCTTCATTAGTTTATAACTACTACCTTTTTTCATCCAGTGGTAGCCCTTTGGTGCCGGTACTTTCATTAGTTGTACCTCTTTTTAGGCATACGGACTTCTTTGCCGTTTTGGAAATACCGAATACCGTCACCAGTTCCTTCTACGTCAATTCCTTGACTCATGTCAGCAACGGGCATTTCTCCTTTCCCTCCAGAAAGCTCAACTCCTCCAGCAGTGTAACCCGCTGCAGCGCCTCCTGCTCCTGCTTTGCGCTGCCCCGAACGATAAGTTCTCTGGCCTTTGGTAGCTTTTTCGGTTTGTTTTTGACCAGCTGTCTTTTTGGACTTCATGTCTTTGATGTGTTTTTTTGCTTCTTCGACAACTTCTTTGCCGTACTTCTTAATTGCGGCTGCTGCACCGCTGTCCTTTATCATTTTTGCTGCTCGTAAAACTATTGCTGCTGGCATGACTATCTCCTTACCATTTAACCTTGTTAGCCCAGTAAGCCGCAGACATTTTACCTTTGGCTATGTTCTTTGCGTGACGTGCTTTAAAAGACGCCCTCTTCTTTTTCATGCGGTCAGACTCACCCTTCTTTGGTTTGCCTGCAGTGCTTGCTCCTTGCTCTCCGAACCGTATAGTTTTAATCTTGTCGCCTTCCTTGGCAACCACGATGTGAGACTTCTTAGGATGGTCAGGAGTCCTCTTCGGTTTGTTGAACCCGCTTACTCCTGCTCGCTTTAGGCTTGGGTGTTTTTCTGCCATTAGACAGCTCCTCCACTTTCTGCTCCAGCTGCGTTAGGCGGTCTAGGTGGTCCTCCAGCTGCGTTAGGCGGTCCCACTGGTGCTGGAATGTCTGGTCTATCTGGTTCAGGAGTCCTTTGAGTTCGTTGTCGGTTAGCATCAATATTGCCTTCTACTTGTTGACGTTTAATTAAAGTTTCCGCTACTCTCATGCGGCGTTCAAACTCTTTGTCTTCTGCGTCTCCTTCCCTAAGATTTCTAGTAATTGCGTTGATACGGTCAATTTCAAGTTCTTCAGGAACTGCTTGAGCTTCGGCAGCAAGCTTGGTAGCTCGTGCCTGAGATTCCGCAGCTTGGGAAGCCAACAGTGCTGTCTGGGACTGCTGGAACTGTAGCTGTGCTTGTTGAGCAGCTTGAGACATTTGAGTGGCTTGAGGATCGGGTTGAGAAGCCTTTTGCATAGAAGCCAAAAGTTCTTCACGATTAGACAAGTTCATGTTGTCCACAACCGACTGTATAAGCGTGTTGTACAGCGGAGAGTCCTTACCCATCGTCTGCAACAGCTGTACTAGCTGAGTCACTTCGTACTCACGAGCAATGATGCCCAGACTACTACTGGCATTAAACTTGTAGTCAGCTACTGGATAGTTCTCAGGGTCAAACTGCATGTACCTGTGTGCCGCCTTCTTGACAAAAGGAATCAAGAAAGACTGCTGGAAGTTTATGAGAGTTCGTTTATGGCGTTTGATAATAGCACCAAGAGACATACTGATACCAGCTGCAGTAGCCTCGCCATTAACTTGTCCCGCAATTCCAGCTGAGTCGACTGCTCCTGTAGCCTGCTGTACCATTTGTTGCAGGGCTGCTGCTTGTGAGAAGGTGATTTGTCCAACTTGTCCAAAATTAAACGGCTGTAGTATTTCACGAGGGTCCCCACTCGTTAATAACATTTTACCGGGACGCACTTCAGGCTTGGCCCCTCTAGGAAGCCGTGTAGCGTCCACAGCGAGCATTGGATGAATCGTAAGACTCAGGGCATCAATACGTGCTCGTAGCTCTGTGTCCAACGCCTTTTGGCTATTGTAGCCCTTTTCGCAAACACCACGACCCCAAAAACGTCCGGGTACTACGTCCCATGGGAACGCAATAACAGGGCGGTCCTGCATCATGTAAGGGTTGGCTTCTGCTTTAAGGAGTATGCCGCCGTTAGCAACAACAACCACAGCTTCAACGTACTTAGGCCCTGTGTCTTCTGTTTCGCCGTCCTCTTCAACAATGTCTTCGTCGTTGATTTCTTCTTCAAAATCTTCGCTTGTAGCCGCTTCTAAAAGCTCTCGTGGTACAAGTCCGTAGTACTTTGTCAGCCTAATTTTGTCGTCGTTGTAAATTGTTATGTCTTGGTCAGGCTCTAGGTCCGTATCAGGGGCCGCAGAACCTACGTACACGTCTCTGTACACGCCTTGTTCCTGTAGCATTTCTACTTGGTGTCGGCTTACGAACTGGTCTATAGCTACGCCTAAAGCGTCATTTACGGACGTTGCAACAGGGTCTATTAAGAAGTTCTGAGGTAAGACAGGGTTTAACTTTACTGCTAACCGGTTTCTAACGTTTACGCCAACTGCCTGCAGTTCTCCGTCCATAATTGGCTGGGTAGCAGGCGTCATTTCTTTGACTTCTTCTAAAACAATCTCTCCAATACCTGTCCCAAACACAGCAGAATTTATTAGGCACTCTGCCACTGACTTACGGATCATTGAGTTTTCAAAGTCTTCATTCAGCTTACTACGCAGAAACTGTACGTCACTGCGCTCAGAGTCACCCTTGTCGTCAGTAATGTCAAACCACTGTCCCCTGCCAAACGTAGCTTCTTCCAGTTCAGCTACATTAGACTCCACGGCTTGCTGTAAAGCAGGAGAAATAATTCGGGACCGTTCGGATTTCCTTTCGGAGTCTGCAGGGTCCCACATACCCCGCCAAAGTCTGTAGTATTCTTCAAAGCGAGCCTCGTAATTTGATTCGTAGTAGTCTCGCCAGTCTTCACATTTTGTAACGACCCATTCTTCTATTGTTTCCTCAACTAGCAGAGGGTCGACTTCGTATAGTTCGCTCATAAGTTTTTCCTAAATCACAGCAATGGAGTAACCTAGTGTAAAAAACACTACAGCACTGATTGCGTATATTCCGTAGGTATTAAAAGGCCTAAAAACTTTAGGTGAGTTGATGTCTTTTGTAAGCTCTTTCCAAAACAAACTCATGTTAGTATCCTGCAATTACGTCTAGTATTTCGTGGTCGTCAATTTCGTAGTCGTAGTCGTACGCTACGTTGGCTAATTGGTCAATGTACGCCAAAGAGTCAACTAAGTCGTCGTGGGTTAGCGGATCAGGGAACTGAAACAACTGGTCCAAAAACCGACTATTCCATTCGCCTTTGTTTAGCGTTACAAGGCCGTTTTCAAAGCGCCCCTGTAAGGCCCACATTATTCTGTCCGTTTTCTTTTTGTTGCCATGAGTTAGTTCTTCTACCCTAAAAAACGTGCCGTACTTCTTTTGTAAGTCCATGAGTGGCGACATTACGGCCTGTTTTGCAATACCTCTTTCGATACCAACGGATACGGGCTGATAGTCTCGTACGGCCTGAAATATCTTATTTGCAGTTTCGTCAAGACTCCATCGTCCATATATGATATTGTCAACAAACCAGCCATGCTCATTGACCTTAACGACAGAAATGGCGGTGTCGTCCAGCCTAGTGTTTTTTGTTCTTTTCTTATTGACTTCTTCAAACCCCGCCAAGTCAACAGCAATGTAGTAATCTCCTATTTCAGGCCTATCTTCGGATACCGAAACCCAGTCTTCCTTAAACATTTCCGAACCACGAGCTTCAAACGACGCCATGAATTCCTGACGAAACGCATAACTAGACATAGACTTTTTTGCAATGTCGATTTCGTTTGAGTCCAAAAGCGGGTTGTCGTAGCTTGTAAAGTGCCAAGCTTTGTAGGTTGGGTCATCACTTAACTCCGCTAATTTGTACAACTCGTAAAAGTGGTTTCTGCCCATTGGTGTTCCTATGAACATGGCAGAACCTTTTTGGTCGGTTAGTGCTGGTCGAAGTATCTGTTCCCAGACGTCAGGCTTCATGTCTGCGTACTCGTCCATCACGAGAAACTTCAAGGACACACCACGCATTGTCTCTGGCCTGTCGGCTCCTTTGAGACTAATTGTGGCCCCGTTGACCAGCCTGATCTGCAGATTGTTTATGTGTGATCCTGCAATCACAGGGTGTCCTAGCTCCAACAAAGTCTGCCACATAATGTCACGGGCCTGACCTTGAGTGGGCGCTACGTAAAACACTTGGCCTTTGTCGGCCTGTAGTGCATTAATTATGAGCATCCAAGCCGCTAGACGGGACTTCCCTGTCCGTCGTCCAGCAGCTACTACTTTGAACCTTGTAGGATCAGAGTAGACTTCCTGTTGCCAAGGTAACAGCTGTACGTTTAAGTCAGTCACAGAGTTTATAACTTAAGTAAAAAGTTAGTGCTCCTGTTACAATAGGCAACAACATTAAACAAGCTAACGCAACTATCGTCAACTATTAGCCGCCCCAGCCTGCGTCACCTTCTCCGTATTCGCCGTCGTTGTTTGTGTCGCAGAATCTTTGCCAAGCTTGCATGTTAAACGTGTAACCTTCGCTCCAAGGCACGTACGCCTTACACCACTCATGCGAACCTACTTCCATTCCGTCAGTAGGAGAAGCAACGTAGTCTCGTTTAGTATTAGCTTCTACAGGAGTAAAGTACACTGCACCTGTGTTGTACGTCTTTTTAGAAAACACGGCCCTGTTAGAAATAAAGATACTTTCGTTTTCTTCTAGAGTGTAGGTAGACCCGTCGTCGTAGTCGATTACTGTTTGACCAAAAGCTGTTGATGAAATCAGAAAAAGAGAGGCTAAAAGGTATTTCATTGAGATTGTTCTCCTATCAAATTAAAAGACGACAAAACAGAATTAAAGTCTTTAGAACCACCGAAGTGAAAAAATATCTGTGGTATAGACCTTTTTCCTGTCATCTGTTCTACTAAATCCCAACCGGCCTGACCGGGAGGTAATTCTACGTACTTGTACTTTAGGTTGAGGTCCTTTAGTGTTTCTTGAAGTTTAACACAAGCAGGACACCAGTCTGCCCCCATGAAAGTAATCATGCAAAATTACTCAAGGCAGCAGGGGCAGGCAGTAAGTCTAGTGTTACTACAAACTCCATATCAGAAGAAGCTTCTGTCTGAACCTTGACTACTTCTCCTTCGTGGAGGACAAACATAGGTCCACCTCCTGCGTCTAGAGTTAGTCTATTGCCGCTTCCTACGCTTTCTCCGTCGTATATATCTACTCTATTGCCGCCGCCAGATTCTGCATAATGCAAAGAAGCTGTTTTTGTAGAGCCTGCGTGATTAGCAATAAAGACGTAGTAAATGATTGCATGAAAGCCTGTAGGCACAGTAAACAGGGTTGTTTCTGTGGCGTCGGTTAACTGTACGTGCTTAGTGTACAACATCAGTAAAGCCACATAACCGGAGCAGAACCCCTTGTGTCTACATGTACAAAGTCACCATCGACTCCTACTCCAGTAAAGCCCATGTCTAAAGCCTCTCTTATTATCGTGTACCGGTGGGCAGAGTTAGTTATTTTAATGTCTGCCGCTATGCCTTGCGCGTGAGTTCCCGGTACATCTTTCTTCGCTTCTATCGGGTGCTGGGGTGATCTGTAGCCGCTGGTGATAACAAATGGAAAACCACAGCGTTCCCTGAGTTCGTCTACCATCTCCATAAACTCAGGTTCCATGTGGTTCTCGCCTGTGTGTTGACAGTCGAATTCTGATACTGTGAAGTGTCTCAACTTGTCTTGTTCCTTAAGTACTCAAAGAATAACGTTGATTGTTCTTCGACGTCGTCAATTAACGAGTTCACCTTCGATAAGCTCGCTCTCTTGACCGCCATCAGTAATTGTTGCACCTCCGACCCCAGTGATATTAATCTGGATTGCACTTCTGCCTCCATCTTTAGTAACCTCCTTTTCAAAAGCCCCTATGGGCAAGATACGGTCCATCACCAGTTTCCAAGCAGCAGCTTGGTTTTTGTGTTCGTGGTCTAAAGCAGCATCAAATATAGTCTCTAGGACTTTTTTAGATTTAGGCGAGGCCAACATACGGGCCTTGTACTCATTAATTATCGCTGCGTCACCCTTGGGTCGGCCTACTTGCCCTTTGTTTCCGGGCTTTACAGCCTCTACTTCCGACTTCCGGGGTCTGCCACGACCTCTTTTTTTAATTTCTTCGGTCATAACACAAATTGTCCGTAAATACAACCATAGTATACCACGAGACTACACAAAAGTCAAGCTATTTTATGACCTTTTGCCGGGGACTGTGTTACTTTAGAAAAATCAAGTAGTTACTTGTGGTATTTTTTACTCTAGTTTTCTTAATTTTTACCTATTTTGTGCTTGAGTGGCTGCTACAGTTACAGCGGCAACTTAAGCCCCCTCCCCGGCCCAAGTTATCCACAGGTTTTCCACAAGTTGCCGGGCCTGTGGATAACTTGTGTATAACTTTATCCACACCCCTGAAGTTATCCACAGGTTATCCACAAGTTTATCCACAAGGGCCTGAGAGGCCATAGGAAGCCCGTGGTGAGACGTTTTCAAAAGTAATACGTGGGTATGCCTAAGTAGGTGCTTTGGGCTTGGCAATAATCGTGCCAAAAGTTGCAACTGAAGAAAAAAATTTAGAAACTCCAAAAGTTGGCACGAGAATTGCAAGGGCAAAAACCATGCCAAGTTTTACAGCTGAGAAAAATTAGTCAGACTTGGCACACTTATTGCAGGGCAAAGGCCATGCCAAAAAGCCCAAACACCGACAACAAAAAAAGGTAATATTACCATTGACGGGAGAGGGCCAATAAACGATACTGGTCACAAGTCGGGGCAATCCAGCGCCGACACAAAAGCCCACGGAGGGCCTACACTATGACCGTTACACGAACCAAATTCCTTGGCCGAAGCATCATNATCAGACGACGCAAGGCAACCAAGAGAGCCTTAAACTACACTCAGGGCGAGGTTTTCAACAGCGTACACGGGGGCCTTTGGTCGCTCTACTGGGAACACGGCAAGGGTCGCAATATCGACATTTCAATAGACGACCGGTAAGACCCACCAAAGCAACACCAGAGCCCGCCTAGAGCGGGCTTTCGGCGTACCAGAGCACCAAAAACGGAGGGCCTAGGGCCATGCAATGGGACAGGTTTGATATTTGTGAGGCATACTACTGCTACGCTAAGGATTACATGCGTGGTGTGAATAGTGTGGAAATGCGTATACTGGCACGTCTAAACCGGATGGGTTACAATCCCGGTTTCGGTGGTGTTGAGTATCGTGATTTAACAGACAACGCCAAAGCGATATACCATGAGTTGGTTGCGAGGTTTGAATAATGATTAAACTTTCGAAAGCTTCAAAAATGCCGGGGAGATCATGGTCTCTGCAGGCATTAGATACTTGCCCCGGTTCTATAGGTGCTGGTGGTGGATTGGTGCCTGCCTGTAGCGGATGTTATGCCACTACGGGTAATTATCGGTTCAAAAACGTGAGAGCACCTAGAGAGCATAACCGGGAAGATTGGAAACGTGACAGTTGGGTTTCTGATATGGTCGCTGAATTGGATAATGACCGGTATTTCCGTTGGTTTGATAGCGGTGACGTTTATGACGTCCGTTTGGCACGTAAGATTTTGCAAGTGATGCAACAAACGCCATGGGTACGCCATTGGTTACCCACTCGCATGTATAAGTTTGCAAAGTTTGGCGAAGTACTAGCGCAAATGTCAGCACTACCAAACGTAGTAGTCCGGTTCTCTTCCGATAGCATTACCGGGGAAACCGTGAAAGGCCCTCAAACGTCCACCATAGCGACACCAGAGACAACCCCAGCTAATGCCCTAGTCTGTGAAGCTTACACCAGAGAGGGCAAATGTGGGCCTTGTCGGGCTTGCTGGGACAAAACCGTTAGTGTAGTATGCTACATAGGGCACGGTAAAAGCATGGTTAAGAAACAAAACGACGTCATAGCAATGGCAGCATAGGAGCGATTCAGTGGAAAATGACATACTCTGGATATGGGGTTTAGGATGCGTTATAATTTGGTTTTGGTTGACACTTGAGGAGGACACAAAGTAATGGCGAGAAGATACGGTAAGCACCAAACGGAGGTGCAAGTAGACGCAGCATGGGCCACATTAGACGTGGTGGTCCATTGGACGCTGTCAAGCGACGATTATCAGGACCTGATTGATATCGAAAAGATCACCGTAGGTGACAAAGATTTACATGAGGGTTGGAATGTTGCCTACTTCGAAGACATTATAAACGACGAAGTGTTGGCAGGTGCTGATTATCATTGGACTGACCACGGAGACTAATTTTGGACTACATATTACCCTTAGTTACGATATTGTTTTGGTTCCTTTTTGGGGTACTGGTTGTGATGGCTCTGATTAACTTCATAGTCGACCCCATAAACGGCATACCCTACGACAAACCCCGAAAGGAAATGCTAAAGAGGAGAAAACGAAAGTGAACCCCGACGAATTCGACGACTTAGACGACTACTACACGGGTCCTTTAGTTGACCCTATGGAACATGCTATGGTTGAACATTTGGTAGAGTTTGAGACTGAAATGTTCCGCTTGGACTGTCGTCAGCGTATTAGCAAGTTAAGTTACAAAGAGTTGGAACGACGTATCATAGACTTACACGGAGAGGACTGGCAAAATGCGCTGTAAAGCATGTAATGTGATTCTGGAGGACAGTGAGTTAACCAAAAAGGACTCTCATGGCAACTTTGTGGACCTATGTTCCCATTGTTTGTCTGCGTCTTATGTCATAGACGACGAAGTAAATGATGATTTAGTGGAAAATTACCAAGATAATACATTTACTTCGGATGTTGATTCTGATACCCTCTTCTAAGGTATTACTAAAGAAGTAAACCGAAGAAGACACTACATAAGTAACCATAGGAGTACTGAAGTTTATGGGCAAGAAAAAACCACGGGTCAATCCCGTTGCCAAACATGCCCATAAGTTTAATAAACCTATGGTGCACAGAGACAAAACTAAGTACCAACGAAAGGAGAAACATAAAGACGATGGACGAAGAAACGATTTATGAAGTGACGGGTGGAGACTACAGTATCTACTGTCTGGGCTACACACAGGCCCGTACGAGGGCTAAAGAGCTTATGGACGCCGACCCTTGGGGTGGTATACCGTTTGTCCTGAAGGCCCCGTTTGACCTCTCCACGGACGACCAAGGTAACGTCGTTATGTCCAAGTCCACATTAGACAAGATTCTGGACTTGTGCAACGAAGAAGAGTAGTGTATACTATTAGTATAAAGAACGTGCCGGTTAGTCACTGGCTAGTGTGGTCCCGCACGATGAGAAGTGGCGTCACAGTCACAGGGTCGGAGCTATCCGGAAATAGTCGTTATGGCAAGCGTCAAGGGCGTAAGTAGCTGAAAACTGATAGCAATAGCTGGGGTACGTTGTCGCAGTTGTGAACCAGATAGGACGTGTCAGTGCTTACGCCTGCCATTTTCAATTAACTAACGAGGATTATCTCATTATGTCAAGCCAAGTTATTGAAGGAATTGTAAACTTCAGCAACATCACCACAACTGACGTTTTCAACGGTCAGGACACCGGTCAGTACTCTATGACCATCACACTGGACGAAGAAGACGCTTCAACGTTGGCGGCTAGTGGTGTTAAAATCAAGGACTTTAAAGGCAGTAAGCAACGGAAGTTCAAGTCGAAGTTCAACATCCGTACCATTGATGCGGAAGGTAACCCGTACACCGGGGAAGTGCCTTACAACTCAAAGGTACGCCTGAAGTTCAAGCTGGGTGACGCACATCCGGTACATGGTGTGTCTACTTACCTTGAGGCAATCAAGGTTCTTGAAGAAGCAGAACTAGCGGCCTTTGACGACGACTTTTAATGTCTAAGTTCTTGCGACACGAGGGCTGTCCGGAGTGTGGTTCTTCGGACGCCCTAGCCATCTACGACGACGGCGGTAAACATTGTTTTGCTGCCGGTTGTAACCACCACGTAAACGGAGGATCAGTGGCAGAAACCCTTACTTCCAACGCAAAACCACTGCAAATGTTCGGCGTGGTTAGTAACGTACCACAACGACGCATATCAAAGGAGACTTGTGCTCGCTTTGGTGTGACTGTGGAGTACTCAAGTACCGGGGAAATAGAGAAGCATTACTACCCGTACTACGAAGTGGACTCCAAAGACATTGTTGCCGCAAAGGTTAGGCACGTTAAGACCAAGAACTTCCACGCCACTGGAGACATGTCCAAGGCTGGTTTCTTCGGTCAAAATCAGTGTATGTCCGACAAGTTCCTGACGATTACCGAAGGGGAGTTGGACGCCTTGGCTGTGTACGAAATGTTAGGCAAGACAGCGTACGACGTTGTGTCCTTGCGTAACGGTGCGTCCAATGCGGCAAACGAAATTAAGCAACAGCTGGAGTGGATAGAAACCTACGACAAAGTTGTCCTTTGTTTCGACAACGACAAAGCTGGAGAAGCGGCCCTTGAACAGGTTAAGGACTTGTTCAGCCCTAACAAGCTTAAAATCTGTAGGCTTCCGACCAAGGACGCCTCTGACATGCTGATTGCTAACAGAGTGAAGGACTTTACTCGACTCTGGTGGAACGCCAAAGTGTACCAGCCTGACGGCATCGTAGCAGGGACGGACACTTGGGACAGACTGGTCGAGAAAAGGAAGGTAAAGTCAACCCTGTACCCGTGGGAAGGCCTGAACCATCTAACCAGAGGGCATAGACCCTATGAACTTGTTACAATTACCAGCGGTAGTGGAATGGGGAAGTCCCAGTTCATTCGTGAAATCGAATACGATTTACTACAACGATGTAACGGAAATATCGGAGTCCTTGCTCTTGAGGAAGATTTGGCCCGGACGACGCTTGGTATCATGTCGGTGGCGGCGAACAGGCCCCTCCACTTGGAGGAAGATACTCCTGTCGACGAGCTTAGGCCCTTTTGGGAAAGTACTCTGGGAACTGGACGTTACTACCTTTTCGACCATTGGGGGTCGACGTCAGCTGACAACCTTCTCTCACGGGTCCGTTACATGTCCAAAGCCTTGGATTGTCGGTACGTCATACTGGACCATTTGTCTATCGTCGTTAGTAGCCAAGAATCGGGAGATGAGCGAAAGGCTATTGACGAAATCATGACAAAGCTCCGGACGCTTGTGGCAGAGACGGGGATCACCTTGTTCCTCGTGTCACACTTGCGTCGGTCACAGGGCAGAGCACACGAGGACGGTGCTCAGATAAGTTTGGGTGAGTTGCGTGGTTCACAAGCCATTGCCCAGCTTTCTGACATTGTGATCGGTATGGAAAGGGACCAGCAAAACGCCAACGAAGAAATCAGGAATACGACCACTGTACGTGTCTTGAAGAATCGTTACACCGGAGAAACTGGTCCCGCCTGCTGGCTTGCCTATGACCGGGGAACTGGTCGTCTGACTGAAGTTGCGAACCCCGAAATCGGAGACGACTTTTGATCTATTTGGACCTTGAAGCTGACGGCCTCGATCCAACGACGATTTGGTGCGTTGTTACCCGCTACAACGGGGTAAACACGGTCCACACACGTCCAGACACGCTACGAGAGGCCCTGTGTGGCTCTCTGAGCGTCGTTGGACACAATCTAATAGGGTACGACCTCCCCGTCTTAGAGCGTCTCTGGGGGCTTTCTGTGGCTCCTCAGAGGGTCGTAGATACGCTTGTTTTGTCTCGTTTGTACGACCCAAGCAGGACAAATGGACACTCTTTGCGAAGCTGGGGAGAGGACTTGGGTTTCCCAAAAGGTGACCATGACGACTGGACTTGCCTGTCTCCTGAAATGATTGACTACTGTATGAGAGACGTCGAAGTGACTGAAGCTGTGCATAAGAAGCTTGTTACCGACATGTCCGACTTTTCACAGGAGTCTATTGAACTGGAGCATAAGGTGCAGTACGTGGTTCAGCAACAGGAGCGCAACGGCTGGGTTCTGGACCAAGAGTTAGCCAGAGAGTTGTGTGCTACATTTAAGGAGCGCATGAATGTTATTGAAGCGGATTTACAGGCGCTTTTCCCGCCGATCATTGAGAAGCGATATTCGGAGAAGACAGGCAAAAGACTCAAGGATAAAGTCACTGTATTCAACGTTGGGTCCCGTCAGCAAGTCGCAGGAAGACTTACATCTAAGGGCGCTGTATGGTCGGAACTCACTGCGACGGGCAAACCGGTTGTCGATGAAAAGACGCTTAAAGAGAATAGTCATGTACCCGAAGCGGAAAAAGTCTTGGAGTACCTTCTACTTCAGAAGCGACACGCCCAAGTAAACTCATGGCTGGACCACGTTGAGGAAGACGGCAGGGTACACGGACGTGTCATCAGTAACGGTGCTGTGACTGGACGGATGACACACCAAAGTCCCAACATGGCTCAAGTCCCGGCAAGCCACAGCCTGTACGGACACGAGTGCCGCTCCTGCTGGACTGTGCCTCAAGGAACAAAATTAGTTGGATTCGACGCCAGTGGTTTAGAGCTAAGGATGCTGGCCCATTACATGGACGACGAGGAGTTTACTAATGTCCTACTTAGAGAAGACATTCATACCCGAAATCAACACGCTGCGGGACTGGAAACAAGACCTCAAGCAAAGACTTTCATTTATGCTTTCCTGTACGGAGCAGGAGACGCTAAAATCGGAACTATCGTTGGAGGAACGGCGAGAGACGGCAGAGTTCTTAAACAACGATTTCTCCGAAATACACCTTCTCTTGAAAGTTTACGAGAACGTATTTCTAGAGCAGCTGGGCGTGGTTATCTTACAGGACTCGACGGTAGACGTCTCAGANTTAGATCCGAACACGCTGCATTNAACACACTGTTNCAAGCTGCNGGGGCTATCGTGATGAAGAAAGCNCTTGTGACTTTGGACGACTATGCAAAACAGTGGAAACTTAACTACAAATTCATAGGTAATATCCATGATGAAGTACAATCGGAGGTGGTTGCAGAACAAGCAGAGAAGTTCGGCTGGCTCGCAGTCGAGTGCCTCAAGGCGGCTGGCCTATCATTTTCACTCCGCTGTCCTCTCGACGGAGAGTACAAAGTCGGAAAAACGTGGTCGGAGACGCACTGATGATGAACAAAAGTAGAAAAGGAGACTTCGCAGAGTTTTATGCTGTTACGTGGTTATGGGACAACGGTTATGAAGTGTTCCTCAATGCCGGGGCCACAGGACCAATGGACATGGTTGCGATTAAGGACGGAGACGTGACTCTCATCGACGTCAAAACATTACAGCCTGACCCTAGATGGAATGAAGGCACTACGACCTGTAAATCAGTCCGTACTGAGAAGCAAAAAGAGTTGGGTGTTGTCTTCGTTGGCTTCAATCCCGAAACACGACAATTACGTTGGGTGGACCATAAAGAATGAAAAGTATCTATACTTTAGTAGACGACATTTACAAGTTAGTTAAGACCAAGCGTGTCGCAAAGGACGTCGACATTGACAAGTGTATCGACGACTTCGGTGAGTCCGTTAAGGACCTCATGCGTAAGGAGTTTGTAGGTAGAGGCCCACGGGACTACCGTAAACTGCGAATGTCCAACATTGGAAGACAGGACCGGTTTCTGTGGAACCACTACAACAATGTCCAGAAGCATGACGACATGCAACCACACACGCTCATCAAGTTCCTGTACGGGCATTTGATTGAAGAACTTTTATTATTCCTTACGAGGGCATCAGGACATGAAGTTACTGCAGAACAAAAGCAGTGTGAAGTTAGCGGCATTACAGGTTCTATGGACTGTAAAATTGACGGTGTTGTCACTGACGTTAAGTCTGTGTCGAGTTACGGCTTTAAAAAATTCAAGGACGGAACTTTGGCTTATGATGACCCGTTTGGATACGTTGCTCAAATTAAAGGTTATGCAAAAGCAGAAGGACAAACCAGCTTTGGTTGGTTAGCGATGGACAAACAAAACGGTCACCTGACCTATCTAATGTACGATCAGGAAGACACACAGGCTCCTGTACACGAGAAGATAGGATTTGACATAGCTGACCGTATTGAGCATGTCCAAGCTATGGTGTTACAGCCAGAACCTCCTAAGCACTGTTACCAGCCGAAGGAAGACGGCAAGAGTGGCAACAAGAAGCTGGACATTGGTTGTTCGTACTGTGCTTTCAAGAAAAGCTGTTGGCCCGGACTACGTGCCTTTGCTTATTCCACAGGCCCTAGATTTTTAACGGAGGTAGTCAATGAGCCGAAAGTCCAAGAAATCCCGCTTTAGGAGTAGTTTTGAACAAGACGTCGCAGAAATATTACAGGATTTCTCGTACGAGCCGTTCACAGTACCATATACAATTGCTCGTAATTACCGGCCTGATTTTGTCCATACTGCTTCCGGTGTTCTTGTTGAGTGCAAAGGTTTTTTCCGGGAAGGAGACACCAAAAAGTACACCAGCATCAGAGACAGTCTGCCTGACGGACAAGAGTTAGTTTTCGTCTTGATGCAGCCCAACAAGAAAATACGAAAAGGTGCCAAAATGACTATGTCGGAATGGTGTGACAAAGAGGGAATTTTGTGGTATAATATAGAAACACTGGAGGAGTTGATTAGCTATGTCTCTGACGCTGGAAGAAATTAAGGAACGTCTGTTGCGGCTGTATGATCCTGACGACTTAATTGAAGCTCTGGACATTTCTGCTGAAGAAATATTAGACAGGTTTGAAGACAGATTGTTAACACGTTTAGAAGAGTTTCACGAAGAGTTGGAAGAAGACGATGAAGAATGAATGGAACATGACCGAAGAAGACTGTGCCAAGTACGCCAAAGACTGCGACGAGTTGCGTAAGAATCTTGAGAAACAGAAATCTTTAGACGACGTAACGCCAGAGGAGTGGAACAGAGTGTCGAAAACAGTTGTAGGTAAACTCTATCACCCGGAGGACAAGCACAACCCTGTGACACAACCGGACCACTACAACAAGGGGGCTATAGAGGCCATTGAAGCAATCAAGGCGTCCATGCACCCTCAAGAGTACAAAGGGTATCTCAAGGGCAACTGTTTGAAATACCTTTGGAGGTACGAGTACAAGAACGGCGTAGAGGACCTCCGTAAAGCTAGGGTCTATCTGGAGTGGCTCATCAAGGAGGTTGCTTTATGAAAGTAGTAGAAGGGAAGTTTGGTAACAAGGACCAAGATAAGAAAGAGATCACTACATCAGAGTTCCTGTCGGCGTTTGTAGTCAAAGCGATGCAACACGAGGAAGAGGGACGAAAGGTAAAGGTGGCGGTTGTGATGTACGAAGACGGTGAAATGTTCGAAGTAGCGTCCAACGAGCAGTATCCTGATGGGGTGTATATGCTTTTGCAGATGGCAAGCCAAGCAATTATTAATGAAACGTTAGGAGTAACAGAATAGATGGACGCATATCAACAGTACATACATAAGTCACGCTACGCACGTTACCTACCGGAAGAACAGCGGAGGGAAACTTGGGAAGAGACAGTCAACCGGTACGTAAACTTCTGGGGCGACGACCTACCAGAGACTGCACGTAAAGAGGTCTATGAGGCTGTCCATAGTCTGGACGTGATGCCCTCTATGCGAGCACTGATGACTGCAGGAGAGGCGCTAGAGCGTGACAACGTAGCAGGGTTTAACTGTAGCTATCTGCCTATAGACCACCCGAAAGCGTTTGACGAAATGATGTACGTCCTTATGTGTGGTACAGGTGTTGGGTATAGTGTTGAACGACAGTACGTGCAAAAGCTACCTGAAGTAGCGGAGGATTTTCATGAAACAGATACAGTTATCAATGTTGCAGATTCGAAGATCGGATGGGCGAAATCGTTTAGGGAATTGGTATCATTGTTGTATTCAGGTCAAGTTCCCAGATGGGACGTTAGTCGAGTACGACCTGCAGGTTCCGCACTTAAAACTTTCGGAGGTCGTGCAAGTGGCCCTGAACCTCTC